GTAGAGTTGTGAAACTCTAATGAAAATTCCGTGAACTGCTGGAAACCTCTCACTCTTTTTTATCTGTCAAAAGAGAAGGCTTAAAACACTACAACGCAACTGGTAACAGTAATCGTGATAGTTTGAAAAGTTTTAAGTATCGGGCAATCAGCATCCAAGGGACTCCGGAAGGAGTTCAAGGTTCAACGACTAGGGTACGGAGTCTAGAACAGACGGTAAAACCCCAAGAGCGCGGAACTACTGAACCTTGAAAACTAAATACTAAGCAATTAAGTGGAAGCTAAAAGTTTTCTGACTGTATATCTAGCGAGTTTTCTTTGCAAAACAATTGAAGGGTTACAACCGTACATCCAGTCAAGACCTTTGATGCCATGAAAAGAAAGCCTGTAAATGCTTTTGTTAGGACGGACTGAACCGGTGGTTATACCATTTCTGTGTAGACAATCAGCAACACTTTCCAGTAATTCTTTATTCCCTGAAAGCGTACTGCTGGTGTCATTCTTGGAAATAGTGCCGTCACCATCCCACATCCCCCTAAGCAGATGACATTCTAATTCAGAATCTATTTTTGGTAGAGAGACAATATTGATTTTAGGTGTTGACAATCCTAAATTTAAAAGGTCTTGGCAGAGAACAGTGGAGTTTAGATTTAAGTTAACGACATCATGCACTTGACAGCTGTTTTCTTGGGGTTTACTGATTAGCAATTCACCCTCAAAATCCATAGCTTCTGCTATTTCTCGAAGTATGTAAGAATCAGATTCAGTTAAGCTTATTCTTGCTCTGTGCAACTCTTTGGTAATGTGTCCATCTGTAATCATCAAACCAAGAGCATAGGCTTTAACCTCTGAATCTATGTTTTGAAAAAACCTTTCATTGAAAAAGATTTTACGGTTGCTGACATTAGGAACACCTTTTACCCCAACGGTTATTCCATGTTTTTCCGCAAAACTTTTAACACCCAGCTTTCTGCGATAATAACCGGCGTTGTTTTTACCAATTCCAAATTGTTCCCCTATTTGTAAATCGGTAAATTCATTTGTAAGGTTGTCAAAATCGGCAAAAGAAAGTTCTGTGATTTCCATGCTTAGTATTTGTGATTATTCAGTAGAAGATATAGTCTGTAAGTGCCAATGACAAAGGCATCACCGCTATCCAGGCGTTAGCCGTAATCTAATTATAAACCTAATTGGATTATATAGCAACCTATAGGACAACATTCAGTTAGACAGATACGCATTCTGGCAAACCCCTGAAGCTGGCTTCAATAAAGCTGCACGTCAACGGGGTGCTACTCAGGTAATTGGTGTAAACAACTCTCGGAATATCACCAAAGATAAAGTGATATTAACTCTCGAAGAGTATACTGGACCAGCCGACCCAACCAATCCTGAAAGTCCATCTACTTTCCAGATTCCTATCAAAGACATCATGACTGCCCAGCGCCAACTATGGCAATACGGGCAACGTGCGTTTCACGATAGTATTGGTAGTTCTAACCTTCTCCAGGACTTCCGTAAATGGGAAGACCGTCTATATACCAACGAGTTATTGAAGACAACTTTTATTTACAATCCACGGGGTATTGCCGATGGTGCAACGGTCAACCTAACTCAAGCTGACTTTGGATTTAACGGACAGCCACCTCAATTTAATGTCAATGACTTAGAGACCGTAGTAGCAGATTTGTTTACCCGTAACTGCCCACAGTTTGAAGATGGTAACTATGTTTGCGCTTGTTCTGCTATCTTTATCAAACACTTGAGAAGTGATAGCAAGTTCCTAGAGATTACCCGATACTACGCTAGTAACCCCAGCTTAGTTCCGGCATCTGCCATGACTAACGGTGCTGCTGGTAGTTTTGCTCCTCCCCAAATAAACTTCAATGCCGCTCCTTGGCAATCTGGTTTAACTGGTGGACAAGCAAACGATGTAATGGGTCAAGTAATGATGCCTAAAAATAATGTAGTTAGACTCACAAGAATTTCTTGCAAATCTAACTAAGCCTAGTGGGCATCTAAAACGGGATGAATTGCTGGAAACCCGCCAAGCCAAGGGCAATCAGCAGCCAAGCCAAGAGAAATCCGTAGAAGTATCTTGGAAGGTTCAACGACTAATGGGTGAACAGGATAAGTAATAAGCCCAACACGAGCGTCCCGGCATCAGAACCTTGACAACCAAATACTTGCTTCATTTAACTTCCTGGGAATTGCTATTGTGCAGTTGGAGTAAAGCCACTCAATTACGGGTTTAGCTTTATCAACGCCGTAACACCCAAAAGTGTAGAGAGGTTTTCCGTTATTGACCGACTCTTTTACTTTTGACGGATAGCCTAGACGAGACTCCACAAGTTCTGCAAAACCATAGATTAAATCTTTAGTCGCTGACTGCAAGATAAAACGGTTTTTATCAAAACTTATATGCCCGTCTCCATCAAAAAATCCTCTCAAGTAATGTCGGGTTAATTCAGTAGACAAGTTACGAACAAGTAAACGCTCTGATTTTCTCCCAAAACCCAAAGCCACCATTTGTTCAATTAAATCTCTGCTGTATATTTCAAGTCTTTCAGTTGGAGATTTGCCTTCCCTGTGGATTTGTTTTATGTAACGGTCACATTCTGAAGCACCAGCAACAGACTTACAGATTGTGTGCAAAACAATTGAGTCTGGGTGTTTTAGTTCAATCGTAAACTTTCTATGTTTTATGGTGTTACATATAGAACCATCTGCCGTCAAAAGTCCTAATGCGTAAGCCTTAATCTCGGAGTCAATACTTTGAAAATAAGTTCTATCAATCTGAAGCTTATCAAAGTATTCACCTTCACCTTGATTAAGAACCCTGCCAGATTTACGAGATATGCGCTTGCCAGTCTTTTCACTAAAAGACTTAATGCCAAGCTCTTTACGGGCTATGTGGACAGTAGAAACGGCACAGCCATACTGCTTGGCAATAGCAATATCCGACAACTCAGAAGTTAAATTATCGAGTGTTTGTTGGTCAAATAAAACGGTTCTTTGGAACTGCATAGGTTTTGATGTGTGATATAGTCTGACCTCAATCAATGGAAAAGATTGAGAACTAGAAGGTAAACTACTTCTAGGATAACATAAGTGATGGGTTTTGTTTTTGACGGCGTAAGGTTCTTTGCCTCTAACAACTTACCTAAAGCACAGGTTACACTTAATTACACCAACTCTGTTAACACTACTAATGCACCTAATGGTAATGCAGTTAGAACTGGAGAACTGGGAATCTTCTATGGGGCTGAAGCTATTGGGGTTGGATTAGGTGGTAATGGACCAGAAATTCTACTTAATAACAACGACGATTTTCAACGTTTTGTGATAGCGATTTGGAGATTATATGGAAGCTGGGAATTACTAGACGCTAGATTTGTAACTACTTGCCGTTCTTTCACAAACTAATTTGGTAGGGGGATTGTCTTCCCCCATTAAATTGTTAAATATGACTCCAGACTTTTCCGTTTCTAATCAATATGATTAATTGATTAGAAACCCCAAAACCTTTCGGCTGGTGGTTTACTGCTTTTAACCATTGATTTATTCCTCAATAATTTCTTCTACAACAGGTGCTATGCCAAGGTTTAAATCTTCTTGTTCTGACTGAATATGAGACCCTGCCATAACAGTTACTCCCTCTACATGGCCAAAGACTTCCTCAAATGAGCAAATCCTACCTTTAGGAGCATTGGATAATTTAAGAACTTCACTTTCCTTTCTTCTAACAGGTCTACCTTTTTGACCCTTTTTAACTACTAACAATTCCCTATAACGGGGCTTTTTAGTAGAAGGTAATGTAATTGGCATATACCCTTTACATAAGCTGTGTTCTTTTTCGGGATTAAAAACTTCGTAACCACCCACAAAATAAGTTTTACCATCTCGGTTCATTAGAAGAATTACAGCTTCCCCAGGTTTCCACCTTGGAGGAATGTAGTCTAAATCCAGTTCAGATTTTTTCTTAACCATATTTTGCAGACGCTTTGCTTACTGCTCCGTTTATTTTGCTAGGAAAACTAAGTTCCAACTATTAGTTTACCAGAGCAGTTTTGCTGTTATAGCTTTTAGCTTTCACCAACACCGGGGCAATCGCCCCTTTATTTGAGAGGATAGTTGAATGGCTTTAAATATAATCAACACTTGTGACCGACAAAGTTCAGAGTCTTCTTTTACCGAAACTGTAGTAAGTAGAGGGATGTATTCTTATGGTTTCTGGAGAGGTTTTGCAACTCTTAAAGCTGGTGTAAGTTATGCCAGTGTTGATATTGTCCGCCCTTCCCAGCACCGTGGAACTCCCAATAACAACTCAATGTTGGTTTATGCTAACTCTCGGATTACCGGAGTTCGTTTAATCAATCGTGGTGCTATTACTTTAGGTGCTGCTACCGGAAAAATTAAGTGCGCTCCTACCTTAACTAATGCAACTGCGGCATTGTATGTAGAATCTGCTGCTGCGGCTTCTAATATTCTTGCTGTACCTGCTGGTGCTGTAGAACAATTAAACTTTGATGCTGCTACAACTGTTGGTTCTAGTAACGTTACTTATCGCCTATTTGCTACAGATGGTGGTGCTGGTGCTGCTGCTGCTGCATCTACAATGACAGTTTCTACAGACACCATTATTGATGTAGAAATTGGTTTTATGATTGTCAACCCATTTGGTAGTCGTGAAGATTTTGGTTTCTTAGCACCTACAAACTAAAAGTAAATGCCCCTATTATTGGGGCTTAAATAAATTGGATTACGAGAAAAAGAAAATAGCGGAAGAGAGTATACAAGAAATAGTTAATAATATGAAGGTTTGATATGAAATATATCTACAAAGGACAAGGTTAAATTATTTATCCACAAAATACTATATGCAAGCTATTGAATTATTGAATCAACATTTAGATGAAATCATCACTCTTGGGGGTAAGCAGTTTCCTAAAGAGAAAGTTGTGAGGGTGTGGAATAAACTTCATCCGCCAATTCCTGAAGGATACTTTTATGAAGGGCAAAGAGTAAAAGGCAAAATTTCGCCTTACGGAGAGGTTGATTTTCAGGTGTACTATCCCGAAGCCGGGTGGACTTTTGACTCTCCACCTGAACTCAGAATAAGTTCATCTTCTCCTCCGCCCATACAAGAACTAATAAAAATGCAAAAAAGCTTTAAAAACTTGCTGGATAGTCCAGAAGGAAGGGTTGTTTATACAAACAATCCTACATCTTCTCACAGAGCCAGAGCTTACGAAAAAATAGGCTTTAGCCCTGTTCCTTACTCTTCAGAAGAAGAAGCTATGGAAATGGCAGAAAGGGGATTTTCAACCGCACAAATACTCGACAATAGAAGATTCCAGAATTTTCCTATTGTTAAAGAGATGTACGAAGTTATTCACCCTGCTGACGCTCATTTTAAACATCCTAGTTTGTTGTTTGGGGATACTCAAATGATAGATGATGAGCCGCTTTGGTAGTGCTTATATTAAGGGTTTCTTTGTTACTTAGCTTGTTTTCATTTATCAGCTTACTTCCAGTAACATCTAAATCTAAATAGTAAAGCTGATATTCCCAGCCATTTCCATCAAAACTTAATCCAATAATAAAACATTCCTCTCCCTGTTCAGTCCATACGGTTTGACCTATGTTGAATAAAGGAATAGGAAATATAAAATCTAAGTCTGGTCTTTGTTGAATAGCTACGCAGTCGCTACAAACTCTCTTTATAGAATCTTTCATGAAAAACTCCTATGGCTAAATATATCTACAAAGGACAAGAAGTGCAATTAGTTCCTGGGCAACAATTCTCCCATGGTTGGTACATTTATTATAACCAACCCACAGAAGATGGTGGCAATAAAAAAGTCCAGGTGTTAGCCACTCCACCGGGAGAACCGGGAGCTAACTTACGGATAGTTGATGACGATACTGTAATCACTTCACTAGAAGGAGGTAAAAAAGATGAGGAAATACCTAACCCTGAAAGTGTGAATATCAACCAGGTTTCTTTTACGGAAATGCACAAGTCACTACCTGGGATTGGTAGAGCGGGAGCTAAGAAGATACTAGCTAACAAACCTTCATCTGGTTATCAAGACATAGAAGAACTTAAAGAACTAAACAGTGATTTGGCTATTAACTGGGATGAATTGAAAGAGGTGTTGGTATTTTAATTATGGAACAATCAGCTAATTACAAAACCAGTCCTCAAGTAGTCTTACCACAACCTCAAGAGGTAGATAAAGTTAGTATTACAATTCAAATCTATCACCAACTAATTGCTGACTCTACATTCCTTCAAGGTTGTTTTCTTTTGGCTCATTTAAATAATAGAGGAAGTGTTTTTTATCAAGACCACTTACTATTTGAAAGATGTGGCAATGCACTAGCAGAAATACTTTCAGTTGATGCTATAGCAGAATCAATAGGTGGTTTAGATTGTGATTGTCCTATTCAGGTTGGTTGCGTGTTTGCTGCCAACAACAGCCAATTCTCAAAGAAATATAAGCCATTCCCATTAGCATCTATGGAGGGTGCTGAGTTTGCTACTTGGTTATTGGAAGCTACCTTGGTGTTAAAAGATTACTGCTGTAAAGCTGGTAACTACTTATCTGAAATTGGTTGTGCTTGTGATGCTAATCAACTACAAGAATATGAGAAACAGCTTAGAGATAAAATAATTTATTTATTGTCTAGCACTTTGCATAAGATGGGGATGTAATATATGGTAGGTAGAGCAGCTAGAGTTATGATGCAAGACCCTGAAGGGTACGCAAGAAAGAATGTAGAGTTTTTTAACAAATTGCAAGATGCTGAATGGCAGGTTAAAAATCCTTTTCAATATAGAATGATTCAAGGGTCAGTCCCTTTAACAATTGGTTCTTTTGGACTGTCCACAGCAGCGCAATTTATGCCTGAAAATGAAACAATCCAAAATTTAAATAATCTAAATACTTGGGTTGTTAATCCTATAATTGACTCAGGGGTTGAATACATTGTTAATAGAAATATATCTGGTATGAGTCCTATCAAAGCAGGTGCTTTAGCTGTAGGAAGCGGTGCTGGTATGTTGACGGGGCAATTAATTGGCAGTCAGCTATTCAAAGACGAAGAAGGCAATTCTAATCCTTTAGTCACTAGCATTAGTGGGATGATTGGTGATGTAGCAGGAGATTTTGTTTCAGAAAAATTGTGGGAAAATAAAGCTTCAAGAGATTTTATTAAAAGAGCATCTATTAATTTAGCAAGGCATTTGGGGAGAATAATGTAGGTTATGGTAGCTTTATCTTTTAATGACAAAGAAAGAGTCTATTTTCACCTTGGTATGGGTGCAAGAGTTGGTATTGACGCAGGTGACTTAGCACAGGTAGAAGAAGCCTGTAATACTATTTTCTCCGAGTATATGAAAACAGAGGTGTTGTATCAGTTAGATATCTGTGATGATGCCTATGATGCTATGAAAGCAACAAAGACTACGACAGTTAGATTTGGTACTAAAGAGTTCTATGCAGGAGACGTTAATAGAACAATTCTTAGAGAACAGATTAAAGACTTGAGATTATGGAAAGAGAACTACAGGGAAGAAACTAGAAATTTAGCTCAGATGCTTCACGTTCCTAACTACAACGAAGAAGGTTGGCAACAACAAATGTTTAGCAGAACTGGAAGTGTTTACATTAATGCGTTGCCAGGTGTGGCTGACACTTCGGTGGCTAGTAGAAAAGTTGAATTTACTCAGTTAGCTGGTAGCTTTGGGTTTTAATTCCAATCTAAACCACCATCACTAAGACGTTAGCCCTTCCTAGGAATTGTATCTACTAAGAACTTAAATAAAATAATATTTATGGCCAACCCCAATGTACAGCCTATTTATCCAAAGAGCATTATTTACTGGAAAGCCAGACTATTAGCACAAGTAACTCCTAGAGCTATTACCACAGAAACACCCGTCCTTTTAGGAACTGTAGGAGACAATGGATGTCTTATTCATGCAATTGATGTAAGACATCAAGGAGATAATGTAGCTACAGTAGCTAGGCTTTACGGTAAGTTTGCAGATAATACCCAGTATTACCTTGAGAATGAACTTAGCCTGAGTGCTACAAGTAGTTCCAATAACACTACAGCAATTGCACCAGCTTCATTTACTTTACCTGCAATTCTTCCTTCAGGCAATACAGGTATGCACTTAGAAGGTGGGGTAAGTTTGTATTGTAGTTTGGGAACAGCCGTAACTAGTGGAATTATATTAACAGTGCGTGGAGGGGACTATTAATGCCACCATCCATAAAAGCTTTGAGGTTAATCTCTCAACACATTGATGATATGTGGCGAGTAGCTAAAAACGTAGATGAAATAGCTTCATTTGCACCTTATGTTGTTGCTGCCGATAATGTTGTGCCATCAATATTGAAAGAGGGATTTAAACCAAAACTAGGGAATAATACTCCAAATATTTGGATAAGAAATCGTAATGAGAAACTTGTAACTCCAGAATGGTCAAATACAAATACTCCTGTTTATGGTGCAGTTCTACCAGAAGAAAACCCAATGGCTTATGCCAGTAGCAATCTTTTGTTTTATGGTAAGAACTCCCGTTCTAAGTGGGGTGAAAACTCAAGCAATCCCGTATTGCTAAAACTTTATGATAGTGCGCTAGAAAGGTCTACTATATTTCCTGGGGATTTAATGGCTCACTATAGAACCCCAAATGAAAGAATAAGAGGATTTTCTTATGACGACGTTTTGCCAGCAACACCAGAAAATATAAGACAACAATTCTCTAGGGTTTATCCATACCAGAAAGATGCAACCAACGTCAACAATCTCAAGCCTTACCTGGAAATGCAATACTGGGGGGACAAAGCACCAGATATTATTAAAGAAGTTCAATGGACTCAAGGTGGTAAACCGCCAGAGCAATTAATGGAAGCTGCCACAAATAATTACAAGCCTTTGTCATGGCAAGAGTTAGACACTGAAAGATATAACAGAACAGGAGAAAGGTATTTTTATGAACAAAACAATTCTCAAGATATAAGCAATTTGGCAAGAAAACAATTTAGGAACTATTGATTATTACAAAACAAAATCATATAGACAACAAACAATTATTTGGAGGATTTTAATTATGATACCACTTTGGGCTATTGGCACAGGACTAGCATCGGTTGCCGCAG